GTCTATGACTTTTCTTTTGGCCATAGGAAAAGTGTTACCTATCTAACATGTCTATGATGGTATCAACACGCACTTCTAGTCTATTGACTTGATCGCGCAGAGATGAGCCACCATTGGTTTTAAGTTCGCTGAGGTAATGCTTCACAAGCCATCTAACTGAGGCCACAAAGGCCGCAACAATAGTTACCAGGCTAACGCTGAGGGCAGCCCAGTCTTGCGCTTGCATTACTTTTGAATAACTAGCGTAAAGACAATGGGAGTGCCTGAAGCAGCAACGGCATAGATGGCATTGGTGTGGTTGTCAATAACTAACTTATCGCCGTTGTCTAACTTGTAGCCATTAGCAGTAGTTACATCTGCACCGCCAATATAAACTGTTCCTGAACCTGAGTGAATTGCTACTGACTCAGCTGCTAAATCATTGGCCACAATAATAGATCGTGTTGTGGTTATTGTGTGTTGTGCGCTGGAGATTGTCATTTCTTAGGAGTCGCATATCCAAATACGCCTGCAAGGATTGCCCATAACACGGCGCGATAATCAAGTGAGAAGTTGCTTGCAGCCCAAGCTGCTAAGAACGCACCTGACATAAGGAACGTAGGATGTTTCATTGTTTACTCCCTAACATAGGTATTTCAAAAAAAGAACCATCCGTGTCAGCCTTACCTTTATTGAAGGAGACGTGGATATGGCTGGTGTGTGGGTTGCTGCCTGAGTATTTACGCCATTTCCAATTAAGGATTCGGCTAGCGATTTTGTAATTATGAATGACATAAGATATTCGTTTAGAAGGGTCAGACTTCGCATATGCACGAATCTGATTAGCCAGGTAGATACTTTCAGATTTGTGGTCTGTGAGGTCTGAGTCAATGTCAAGGGCACGAACCCAGCCCGCAGCATCAGGCGTATGATCTGATTTACTGTCATGCTTAGCGTCTCCGATCCAACCGTCAGTTCTACGGTCGCGGTCTGGATACGTGTCATCTATCTGTTCGCGTAATTGGATTGCGCTTTTACTTAAGCGTGGTTTCACGATAGAAGCAGGATTGCTTCCTCGGCAGTTATGCCTAGACGCTCTAAAAGTGCAGCCTTAGCTGTTGCCTTTGTTTTTCTGTCCGCAACAGTTGCTAGATAATGGTCATGCTCAACTTTTCTTTCTTTAATAAATTCTGTTAAGGCTGAGCCCTCTAATTCAATAACTTCGCTGTCAATTCCGACTGCAATCTTTTCGGTTGTGTTTGTCATATTTACCCCTTATTTGCCATAACCATAAACTGAAATTGCACCGCTAAAAGTTCCGCTACTACGGATAACAGTAAAACCATCGTATGCGCTGGCAGTAGTGTGAATACCCGAACCGGTAGTAGTTAAAAATTGACCAGCTGCTGTAGTCAACCCTAAACTTTGTATGTTTACTAAAGTTTCACTTGCCAAGTTAGGATTGATTAGATTAACCATTGCGTAGTTATATCCAGCGGTTGTTGAAGAATGGCTTTCAGTTAAATAAAAAGAAGTAGAACTGCCTGTATTATTTACGGTAGTTCCAGCACTATTTAGACCCATTAAATATGCGCCGTAAGTAGATGAACTGTCTGTGCCGCTTGCGCGTAATTTCATAATAAAACTTGCACCGGCGGCTGATGTCGCTGTGGTTGATAAAATAACCAAATAGTTTGTGTAGGTTGAACTAAAGCAACTGTTTACTGATTGACTGCTAACTGACGATAAACTAGTCGTGCTGATTAAATTTAGTCCTGAAGTTGCAGCACCACCACCAATAGCAACCCAAGCTGACCCGCTGTAATACTCTGTTGAGTTAGTGTCGCTAAGATAAGACATATTGCCTTCAACTGGTGAAGTAACAGCCGCGGTTCGAGCTGCGGCATTGGCAAAAACCCATACGCCCTGCATCAAATAACCATTTGTGTCTGCTGCGGTCAAAACATCGCCGGTGGCGAATGTCTTAAATCCTAATCCTGCTGCCATCTTATCCCCTTAATATGTCATTACTGACGTGCCGATTATACCGTATAAAGAACTGCCTATGATGAAACTGTCAATGATTGGCTCACTTGTTACAAAGGTTGTATTCCAGGTTGCTGGAGTTATTTCATGAGTAACGCCCATACATTGCAACGTTTTGTCTATAACTGTGCCATCTTGCCCTACGTTCTTGACGCGTATTGTGTCAAAGAAGTCAAGGGTTAAAGCTGCTGTTGTGCCAGCGGCGTAGTCGGCTGTGTTTAGATCAAGAGTAAGGGCATCAACCCGTAGAGTGGTCTCTGCCCGTGTTGCGGTGTAAGCCTGGGCTATATCTAAAGCCTGTGCGTCTGTCTGAACTAATAAGTCTGTAGCTGTGTAAGAGTGTGGGAAATACTTAATCTGGCTGGCCGTGTTGCTTGAAGTCTGAGCTGTGCCACCTGCTCGGCTGATACTGGTTGTGTTGATGATAAGTTTGTCATCAAGGGCAGTAACTATGTTGCGGTAATCAATACCTGTGCCGTCATTGCTAAAGAATGTTGGATTGACACCGGACTTAGCCTGGATTGCAGAACGACTGATGAATCGAGCATTGCCAGAAGGTTCAATATAAAACCCGCCTTGCTCGCTGAACTCCATGTTTTGAATTGCTTGAAGTGAGGTTCTTGATGTGCCAGGGTCAGCCTGGACAGTTGTTGATCCTGCGTCAATATCACGCATAGAAGTAGGGAAACCAATTTGATTTAGGATGGCTGTAATACGTGTGCCTGTGGTCTGGCCAGCAGTAGCACTTGCAACTGTAGTTAAATTTGCCATATTTAATAAACGGAAAGCATCTGAAAGTTCTATATCTACATAGCCTATGTTCTGCTCTTTATCCCATGTGTAGTTATAGGCTGTGGTATAACCTGAAAATAAGTTGTTCTCATCAGCTGATATACGAACCTTACGCAATGGCACTAACTTGCCAAAATAAGGTGATGAAGGGTTAGTTGGATTCCAGTCACCGTTTTGGTCAAGAATTCTAACTGTGGCTGTGCCAGCCTGGAATTGCTCTTGCAATAGGTTGTAGCCACGTCTAATTGTTACCTTGTTAACTTGGTCAGATACATCAACAGTCAACGCACCAGGTTCGGCCAGGGTATTAGTGCCTAAAATACCTTGATCTAAGATAAACGGATAACCAAAGGTTGCACCAGAACTAAAATCAACTACTACAACTAAGTGCGGTGTTGCCACTATAAACCGCCAGCAAAACTCTGAATGGTGCTGTAGTTGTTGCTGTTGCCATTAGCTGAGTTGTTGACTGAGGCCACGCCAATACCGTATTGCGCAGCTGAAGGGTCTATAAATATACGTAGTTCGGTTGGAGTTAAAGATGTGTCGTATGACTTGTATCCACCGTTAATTGGAATGATGGAGTTCATGTCTGGGAAGGTTGTGCCTGGTGTCCCTTGACCGCCTTGTGAACCAGGATTGTAACCACTTGTAGCGATTGTGGAAGGTATTGCAACTTTAGGCGCACCTAACTTGGCAAGTTCATCTCTAAGGTCTCTAACGCCCTTTAAGGCCGCTAGAAGGGCATCTGTGAAGCCCCCTAGTGGATTAGTTGAGGATAATTTCATAGCAGCATATTGTGAGGCTAGTAACTGTTGCGCTAGGTTTCCAGCCTCAGTCGAGTTGCCCAACAGAATTGCTTGCTGGAGTTTAAGTCTAAGTGTTTCATCAGCAGTTACCTTGCCCATAAGCGCGGCAGTATTCTGGATTAAATCCATGTTCATAACCGCTGAGGATTGATCTAAAACTGCCTTTGCTTTAGCCAGGGCTGTCTGTTCTTTGACTGCCTTAGTCTGCTTAACCGCTAGTGCAGCTAGTTCTTTTTGGCGTTTAGCGGCATCCGCATCAGCCTTTTTACGTAAAGCAATTACTTTTAATGCTGCTGGAGACATATCAGGCATGTTGCCGGACATAGGATCATATTTACGGTCTTTTGTTGCAAGAGTATCGCGTTTGTTTTTTAATCCA